GGAGTTACCCTCACAGAATTCGAAATGCAAAAGATCAAATTTAGCTTTAATCTGAACACAGAGAACATATCGATCTTAGAACTCTTCAATCAAATGCAGCTTAACCCAAACATACCTCTCGCGTGCACAGGTGACTTTTTTAAGATTCTCAAGGACTTTATACCCCCTGAAGAGTGGTCTTCGTCATATCCTGACGCTATAGTAGCAAGAGTATTAGAGAAAGACAACAATGTTATGGTAAAACCTAAAGATTACTCAGACGCTTGGGTCGCTCTTTCAGATGGTCTAATTAATGTCAGCATGTATCTCAATACTGTTGGTGGAAATATCACTCAATCGGAGTTTATCAATAGATTTCTCTCAGTATTTACAAACATCGACAGTCTGGAGGCTACCGATCTTATAGACGACGAAGTAAGTGGTGTATTCTACATTCCTGAGAAAAGTATCAACAAGTACGTCTTTGCAGATCTTGCTATGAATAATCCATTGTTTTCTAGTCTCATGTACATTGACGAGAGTGATAGAGCCAGTAAAAAGAAACCTAGTGTGTATATGCATTTCCAACACCCAACAACGGGTGTTGTAGGAGCTAACATAACACAAAAGAGTGTTGTAAGAGGAGATCCAAATCTGAAGGGGAAAAGTATCGAGCTATTCCCTATAGGTTCTAACTATATTAGAGTAAAAGTAAGTAAATGTGCATCTTCTGATAAAGTAATGGCCTTTCAATCTCTATTTTCTCGACTTCTCGTTCTATACGAGCGTGAGAAGGATTCTATTGTCAAGGCTTACAGACAATTTATACCGGATTTTGATAAAGAGATAGTTGAGGTTCGTGTAGAAAAACCTAAAGCTAAGCTGAAGGAAATTGCTCCTGAAATTTTCATTGCTGGTCATACAAGGAAGTGTAAGACACCACCAGAAATCGTCAACGATGAAGAGGCGGCCGAAGCATTAGCTGAAGGAAAGAAAGTTATGATATTCCCCAAACCTGGAGATGACTCATCACAGCAGAGAAATTATGTATGCAACTGGCCAAAATACATTTATCCAGGATTGAAGGAGAATAAGCTATCAAACGCTGAACAATTTCCGTATATGCCTTGCTGCTACACAAGCGACCAGTCTGAAATCAAAGGATCCAAATACAGACATTACTATCTTGGAGAAGATTTGCTGGAAGGTAAGGATGTAGGGCAAAAAGAGCTTTATACTACAAACAAGTTTGCACCTCCAGACAAGTTTGGAACTCTTCCTCTTCCAATCGCAAAACTGTTCTCAATCCTCGAAGACAATGACGATTATACATTCGTAAGAAAGGGGACTTTCAGGAACAAGAGTAGTTTTCTTAATTGTGTTCTTGAAGGATTAAATTCTGACACAAATATTCTTGAGATTATAGATGAGAAAAAGAGAGACTCTTACATCAAAAAACTTAGGGAAGATATGTCGATAGATCCGACAATGCTCGCATGTACAAGACAGGAGATGTTCGATTACAACAAAGACGAAGTTAGTGATGCTCTGAGAGATCCAAACGTATACATGAACCCACGAATGTTTGTAGCAATGTTGGAAGCTAAATTTCACTGCAATATATTCTTATTCAACAGAGATCGTCTCATGATTCCCCGTCACGCACAATCTTACTACAAAACACAGCGTAGAAACAAGTGTATATTTATTCTGGAGCATATCGGAAGTGAGTCTGATAATGCAAGTTACCCCCAGTGTGAGCTTATAACTAGATGGAATCAGAAAGAGAAAAATGAGACATTTTATGAACTCCCCTACGCCTCTCCCATATCACGAGGAATAGAAAAGCTCTCTAAAGATCTGAGGATGTCATACTCTCTTGACGTGAAAAATAATAATGCAACATTTAACAGAAAAGATCTTGTGAGATTGTCTAGAGGACAAAACACAGATTCGTATGGTAAATGCAGAATGTTGTTGATCGAGTACCAGGGTCTTCTATCTACTCTTCTCGTTAACCCAATGCAACCCCTACCAGTTCCAGAAATCGGAGACTGGACTATATATAGAGTCACTGTCGATGAGGGTCTAGCGGTTGCAGATGCTCTAGGGATTGTAATATCTGGTCAACTCCACTCAGATGGTGTGACAAGAGAATTATCTGGTAGTCTTGGAGGCATTGATGTGTATATCCCTCTTGTTGAAAGCGAGAAAATTCCCAAAGTCCCAGTTTATTCAACACGTACACCAGATGTAAGTGAAGGGTTGTCAGAGCTTTCCATGTTTAGTGCTGGGAAGAAGCTGGCTCGATATGTTGTAGAGTACATGTTCTGGCTATACTCTACCTATCTACACGAAACAGGTATTCAAGAGATCAACAACCAGACTATTTTGGACTTTTTTGAAGACATGGTTGTAATGAGACCCGATTTTAAGTATGGGAAAGTGTCCAAGTATTTTAGTCTCACAAGCGGTGTTCTTGAGGATGGAAAGTTAGTCGTGAAATCAGAAGAAACAGTAAAACGTCTGATTTATGTTTTGCGCCTTGGAATAGGCAGAAGTAAAGCTAACATTCTCTCGTACCATACAAGAGTTTCTATCGACAATTTCTACTTAGATGTTGCAGATTTCGACCAGTATCCCTTACAGGTGATTCTACAAGGAGATAAATCTGTAGATAAGTGGATCATTGAGAAGCAAACCCAGAATGTGATATCTGATTCTGTCATACTAGACATACGATCTCCATACTTCTTCATGAATAATCTTGTTTCTCCTGTGGTTTATCTTGCACACAACGTGTCTAGCATTCAAGAGGCTGTTAGTGTATCTCTGACATGGTATAACAAAGGTTATAACGACTTGAACGCAGACCCGTATGAAGAAGATATGCCAGCTGTGACTCTATATGCCTATTATACAAGAAGCAATATCAAGAAATACAATCTTCCTGGTGCAGACACTGCACACGAGATAATGGTTCTAGGATACAAGAAGGACGGAGAACCGACGTATACTTGCCTGCTTCCTTTGTAATAAAATTTGATTTTAAGGATAACTTCTTAAAATCAAATCAGACAATGCCACCTAAGAAAGCTACAAGCAAGTATAGCAAGATGGAACCTGTGGATCACATCTTGAATCGCCCAGAGATGTATGTTGGAGCTTCAAAGGTCCGTCCTCTCACAGAATACATCTACGACGGGGAACATATTGTACAATCAACTATCGAATCCTCTCCGGCTGTTCTTAGAATTTTTATTGAGCCTCTGTCAAATGCTATTGACAACGCTAAGAGGAGTCTTGAAACCAAGACCCCATCAACAAAGATCAAGATTTCTATCGATCAAGAAACCGGAGAGACATCTGTTTGGAACGACGGAGACATTGTTCCAGTAGAGATGAACGAGGAGCAAGGTATATACAACCACACACTCATTTTTGGTAATCTTCTTACAGGATCCAACTATGACGATGACGAAGAGCGTGTTGTTTCCGGAAGGAACGGTCTAGGAGTAAAATTAACCTCTATCTTCTCTTCATCCTTTCAGGTGAAGGGATGTGACCCTGTAAACGGAAAGATTCTTACTCAGGACTGGAAAAACAATATGAAAGACACAACAGGGCCTAAGATTGTAAAGTCAGCACTGAAAAAGGGTTATACCCATGTAACTTGGACTCCAGACTTCAAAAGGTTCGGTCTTACATCCTATACAGACGATATTGTCAACTTGTACAAACGGTATATTATTGACGCAGCAATGCTATCTACTGTCCAGGTCTCTCTGAACGGAGAGGTTATAAACATCAACAATCTCAAGACATATGCTGCAATGTACAAGACTCCGTCCGACGATTGTGTGGTTATAAAGCACAAGGGATCTGAAGTTGTAGTAACTCCATCGAACGAGTTCCAAGCTATTTCCTTCGTGAACGGTGTATTCACAAAGCTCGGAGGACAACACGTCGATGCATGGTCTGAAGCAATATTTCGTCCTATTGTCGACAAACTTAACAAGGCTAAGAAACCTCAGATCAATATCAGGGATGTAAAGGGTTTCTTCCGTCTCTTTGTTGTGTCTACAGTAGTCAACCCAGAGTTTGATGGACAGGACAAGCAAAAGCTTGAATCTCCAACTATCGAAGCAGTTATCAAAACATCCGTTACGACTGCAATGATGAAGTGGTCTGTAATTGATGATATTCGGGACATCATTTCAAGCAAAGAGATGGGTGTCTTGCGAAAGGTTGAGAGGAAGAAGAAGTTTACAAAGATCGAAGGTCTTGATCCTGCAAACAACGCAGGGGGTAAGTTTTCAAAGGACTGCACTCTCATAGTATGCGAGGGTTTATCTGCAAAGACATATGCTGTTGCAGGTATCGAGAAGGGAGTATATCAAAAGAAGGGTCGTGATTGGTTCGGGATCTACCCTCTTCGTGGTAAGATTCTCAACGTCCGGAATTCAGTCCCTGCAACCATAGCCAAGAACGCAGTAGTTACTGATCTTATTCAATCTCTTGGCGTCAGACACGGTGTTGATTACACAGACCCTAAGAATTTTGCAGAGCTCCACTACGGTAAAATTATGGTAATGACAGATGCTGACGTGGACGGGATACATATTGAAGGTCTTCTCATGAATCTTGTCCACTATCTATTCCCATCCCTTCTAGAGAGAAAAGAACCATACATCGTCAGTATGAAGACACCTATTGTTCGAGTATTCAGGCCACGAATGTCAGATCTCTTATTCTACGACGAGAAGAGATTCAAAGCATACGCTTTGAAACAGACAAAGCCTTTCAAGAAAAAGTACTACAAGGGTCTTGGAAGCACAAAGCCTGAAGATGTCCCAGACACCTTTGGTCTCAAGATGGTAGAATATACGAAAGATGATGCGAGTCAGAACAGCATGACAAAGGCCTTTCACAAGAAGTCCTCCGATGCTCGTAAAGATTGGCTTGCACACTACAACGAGAACATTGGAAGATCTCTCGATGATGTTGGTGAAACAACAGAAATGACAATGTCGGCTTTTGTCGACGGAGAGCTCATCAAGTTTTCTATGGACGACTGCAAGAGATCTATCCCGAACGGGATTGATGGTCTCAAGGAGTCAATGCGAAAGATCTTATACGCCGTCAAGAAGCGTAAACTTTCATATACAAAAGAAACCCTTAAGGTCGCTCAGCTCGGGGGGTATGTGGCAGAACATTCAAACTATCATCACGGAGAGCAGAACTTGTACGATACTATTGTCAAGATGGCCAATGAGTTTCCGGGTTCTAACAATGTCCCGCTTCTGTACAGAGATGGTATGTTCGGGACACGTTTGGCAGGAGGGAAAGACTCTGCTTCTCCTAGGTACATCTTTACAAAGATGGATGCACTAACAGAGCTCATATTTAGAAAGGAAGACGATCCTCTTCTTTCTTACATTATGGATGATGGAGACTCAGTAGAGCCAGAGTTCTACATACCTATCTTGCCAATGATCCTTGTGAACGGTTGTACAGCCGGTATTGGGAC